GATTGGGAACAATATCCCAACTTTTCACCTGAAGAGTTTGCTTGTCAACATTGCGGTGAAAATGGTATTAGTCAATTACTTTTAGATAAGTTACAATCACTGAGAACGGAACTTGATTTTCCTTTCAAAATTACATCTGGTTATCGTTGTAAAGATCACCCGATAGAAAAGAAAAAAGTTAATCCAGGCGCACACAGAGATGGCCTTGCTGCTGACATAGGAGTCAGAGGACACAAAGCATACGAAGTGATAGCCAAGGCAAGTGAGTTTGGTTTTACAGGAATAGGCGTTGCACAAAAAGGCGACAGTAGGTTTATTCATTTAGATGTATCGCCACATCAAGTAACCAGACCTAGACCTTGGATTTGGAGTTATTAAGGAGACATTATGGAATTTTTATTTTGGACAACAGTAATATTAATAGGAATAGGTCTATGTATTAGACACTTCCAACCTAATAGATGGGAAGCTCTAAAAAAGCTAATTAAAAACTAATGGAGCTGTCTCCATGGATTTTGTGGAACGCCCTCATTACATTGGTGTATATTCCGATACTAACCAGTCTCAGAAATACATCCAATGAAATTAAAAGGGTTGATATTCTTCTCAATAAAACAAGAGAAGAACTGCCAACTCATTATGTAACCAAAGCAGAGTTGCACAAAGACATGGATAGAATTTTTGACAGATTCGACAAAATAGACGAAAAAATTGATAAACTATTAAACTTATGATTAATCTTAGAGATCCAGAATTACAAGAAATATTAAATATGTTTATTGGAGGCGGAGCTGGTTCTGGTGGTGGACTCCCCAACCAAGGTAGAGGCAACGTACAAGCTCAACCATATTCTAGCGGTCAATCATACGCACAATCAATCGCTGGTGGTGAAAACATACCAGGCATGATTGCACCAGGCGTAAGTTACTCAGCAGCAAGACCAGAAGGTTATACTCAAGCAGATTTACAATATTACAATCCTGGGCCAGCACCCGTTATGCCAAGCGCACCAACTCAAGGCACTCCATTTTCACCCAACGAAGGTTTTGTGCAAATGCCAAGCGCACCTCAAGGTGTTGCAATGCCAGAAAGATACACACCAATGATTACAAATGCAGAGTCTCTTAAAAACCTATCAGACTTATTTAATGCAAGTATGCCTAGTGGCAATCAAGTTTCTGTAGATCCATTTATTGATGGCGAACCTATGGCAATAGATGACTTAATGCCAAGCGTTAACTCATCACCCATAGATTTTTCATTTAATCCATTTGAAGAAATAGCACCAGTTGTAGAACCAATGGTAGAAGATTTACCAAGTGTAGGATCATCACCAATAGACTTTTCATTCAATCCGTTTGTAGATATTAATGTTCCTGAAAGTGTTATACCAACACCAGAGCCTTCATATATTGCTCCTCCATTTGATACGCCTTTTAGACCTGATCCTATACAGTTTGAATCAGAACCATTTTTAGATCTCAAACCTTATCAACCTGTAACAACAATAGAAGATTACAATATTCCTGTTGATGTTATTCCAGAACTTCCAGTTGTATCTTTGCAAGACTTACCGACAACTCCAGTTGGTATGCCATTTACCCCAAATGATCCAATGCCATCAGTTTCAATGCAAGATTATAACGATCAGTTAATAAAAGAACTTTTAGATCCAAACTCAAATAGATTACCAACAAAAAACTTTGGTGGTTATGGTGATGTAAGAAGTTTTCTAAGATAATGGCAACACAAGAAGAAATCTTAAAATCAAACGAAGCTGAATTAATTTTAAATAGCGAAACATTCAAAAACGCTATAGAACATCTCAAAGACGAATACGTTAATCTTTGGTTATTAAGCAAACCCGAAGAAGTAACCAACAGAGAAGCACTCCACAAAGCAATCAAATTGCTTCCCGAAGTAGAAAAACATCTACGCATCATTATAGAGAAAGGAAAAATCACAAAATCTCAACTCAGCAGATTACATAAAGTTATGTAAAAAATGTGCAATTTGCACAAAAAAGCTGATAAAATTAAGTTTTTAACATTTTAGGTAAATCATGGCAATAACGGACAAACCGACTGCTTTACAATCCAACATGGAAAAAGCAGCTAATTCAATGGAAGCTCTATTGACTCCTCAAGAAGAAGTACCAGTAGAATCCCAAGAAGAAGCACCAGTAGAAATTAACGAAGAAGAAATCGACCAAGAGATTGAAGAATTGATTGAGGAAGATGATTCTGAAGATGATGACTACGAAGAAGAAGAACAGTCAGAGGAAGATCAAGTAGAAAACTTGGAGTCCGAAGAACCTCAACTCTACACCATTAGTGTTAATGGCGAAGATAAAGAAGTTACCCTCGAAGAACTCCAAAGTGGTTACAGTCGTCAGCAAGACTATACGCGCAAAACGCAAGAATTGGCTCAACAGAGAAAAACTATTGAGAATCAACAACAAGAGTTAGCGCAAAAAGACGCAATTTATTCTCAGTTGCTACCGAAGTTAGAGGCAACATTGAAGGGTGAGTTAGCTAATGAACCAGATTGGAACGCTTTATACGAAGCAGATCCTATTGCTTATGTCCGAGAAAAGGACATTTGGAATGAGAAGAAGCAAAAGTTGCAATCCGTACAAGCCGAACAACAAAGGACTCATCAAGAGGCCCAAGTTGAACAGCAAAAGAAACTCGCAGAGTTTGTTGAATACGGAAACCAACAGTTGCTACAACAAATTCCAGAATGGCAAAATAACGAAGTAGCTGGTAAAGAAAAACTAGCAATTCGTGAATATGGGATTAATGTCTTAGGCTATACGCCTCAAGAGATGGACTCAGTATATGATTATCGAGTTTTACTCGGTTTAAGAAATGCTTGGTTACAACAAAAGACAGTAGAAGCGACCAAGAAAAAGCCAACTGAAAAGAAGGCTGTGGCTCGGACAGCAAGACCTGGCACTTCAAATGTACCAAAAACTTCAACACCTGTGAAAAAAGCGCGTCAAACTTTAGCTAAAACTGGAAAAGTCCAGGATGCAGCTAAACTATTTGAACAAATAATTTAAACTTTTTAATATAGGAAAATATCATGGCGAAAGTAACAAATGCTTTTGATACATATACAGCAACCTCTGATAGAGAACAGTTAAGTAATATTATTTACAACATCTCTCCTCAGACAACTCCGTTTATGTCATCAATCGGAAAAAACTCAATTAGAAACGTAGTTTTTGATTGGCAAACTGAATCTCTACCAACACCCGTTGGTACTGGTAATCTTGAAGGTTTTGAACTATCAAGAGCAGCATCAACTGCTACTGTTAGAAATAGCAACGTAGCAATGATCTCCAAAAGAGATGCAACTGTAACTGGCTCTCAACAAGCTAGTGATCCAGCAGGTAAAAAGTCAGAAATGGCTCATCAACTTGCTATTATGTCTAAAGCACTTAAAAGAGATATGGAAACAGCTCTCTGTCAAAAAGGTGGAAAAACAACTGGTAATGCGACAACTGCTCGTTTAACTGGTGGTTTTGAGTCTTGGGTAAAGTCTAATGTTGACAACGCAGCAGGATCAACTCCTACTGGCGGTGGAACAGCTCCAACAGACGGAACTCAAAGAGCTTTGACTGAAGCACTTTTAAAAACTGCTTTACAGTCTTGTTTCTCTAATGGTGGAGAGCCTTCAATGGCAATCTGTGGGCCTGTTAATAAAGGAAAAATCTCAGGTTTTACTGGTAGATCACAAGCAAGACAATTTGTCGATGCTACTACAGTAGAAGCTAGTGTTTCTATTTATTCTTCAGACTTTGGAGAACTAAAAATCGTTCCATCTAACTTTAGTAGAGAAAGATCACTATTATTAGTAGATCCAGACTTTGCAAAAGTTTCTTACCTAAGAGACTTTGAAGCAGTCGACATTGCCACTATTGGTGATGCTGTTACTAAAATGATAGTCGTTGAATACGGACTTGAAGTGAGCAACGAAGCTGCTCATGGAGCGGTCGTTGATTTAACAACTTCATAAGTTAGTTAGATTTAGGGTGGTGTAAAAGCCACCCGCCTTTTTATTTATGCCACAGAAACGAACTGTTACCGATCACAAAACTGGCTACAAGTCAGAATTTATTACTGAAGATGACAAGCTCGTTTACCAGACAGTTCAAGATGTTGAACCTGTCATTGACCACGTTAAGAAACTTAGAGATAATACAATAAAGCCTGGAAAGGATATGCGACACATCGCTGAAGTTCCAATGGTTATTTATCAAAAAGCAATCCGAGAGGGTTGGGATAGAGACCCCGCAGAGTGGAAAAAGTGGTTAAACAATCCAGACAACAACGTATTTAGAACTTGGCAAGGTAAAGTATGACTTATGCAGAATTAAAATCTAATATAGCAAATTACTTAAATCGTTCAGATTTAACGTCATACATTGACACCTTTATTGACAGCACCGAAGCTGAACTCAATAGAAGATTACGCACAAAAGAAATGATTAAAAGAGCTACTGCAACAGCAGATAGCCAATATTTAACTGTACCGACTGATTGGCAAGAAGCCATCAACATAGAAATTACATCTAATAACTTTTCACCATTGTTTCAACAATCCATAGAAAGTTTAGATGTATACAGAAAAGCAAATAACAACACAGTTGGTCAACCTGTTTATTATGCAATGGTGGATGATTCAATAGAATTAGCACCAACTCCTGATGGTTCTTATACCCTACAGCTCACTTACTATGCTAAAATAAATGCGTTAAGTGATTCTAATACAACTAACTTTGTTTCAACGGATCATCCAGACGTTTATTTATATGGTGCATTAAAACACGCAAGTATATTTTTAATGGAAGATGAAAGAATACCTTTATTCACTAATCAGTTTGAAAAGGCATTAGAAGAAATAAGATTAGAACAAGAGAAAGCTGCATTTGGAAAAGGATCTTTAATGCAGAGAAGAAGAACTTACGGAAAAACCAGTAAGCGAATGTATTACTGGGCGAACAATTAATTAGGAGAATAGAATGGCAGGATTTACAGATTATTTAGAAGATAAAGTTTTAGATCATGTATTTGGTGGAAGTGCTTATTCAGCACCAGGAACTTTATATGTAGGTTTATTTACCGCAGCACCATCTGACACAGGTGGCGGAACAGAGTGTTCTGGTGGTTCTTACGCTCGTAAAAGTATGCCATCAATGGCTGTATCAGGAACTTCTCCAACAACAGCAACCAATGGCGCAGCAGTAGAATTTGCAACTGCAACTGGAGCTTGGGGAACTGTAACTCATGTTGGAATCTTTGACGCAGCATCTAGTGGAAACTTAATTGCTTGGGCAGCTTTGACAACACCAAAAGCAGTAACAAGTGGCGATGTTTTCAGATTCAATGCTGGCGAATTAGACGTTACTTTAGCTTAATAACATGGCCTCAGTAGGCTATGGTGCTTATAACTACGGGATAGCCGCATATGGCAATCCTCAATACCAAACTGCATCCGCAACAATAGCTCAAACATCAGGCGTAAGTGCCTCATCTAACATTGTTTTTGGTGCGTCTGCTACTTCAGCACAAACCAGCGCATTTACTTCTATTGGTACTTTAGTATTACTTGGCCAATCAACACTTGCACAAACAAGTGGAGTTAGCGCAGCAGGTCAAATTACTTTATCTGGTTCTGCAACCATAGCGCAAACCTCTGGCTTTAGTGCATCAGGTCAACTGGTTGACGAAACACCGGCCATCATAAGTCAAACTTCTGACTTTAACGCAAGTGCTAGTGTTTTATATACAGTATCATCAACCATTGCTCAAACTTCTGGTATGACTGGCGGTTCAGACATATTAGTAGACGGATCAGCAACTATAGCTCAAACAAGTGGAGTTACTGCAAGTTGTGTTTTAGTGCATTTAGGATTTGCAACCATAGCTCAAACTTCTGGTTTGACTGCATCTTCAGTATCTACATTTGGTGCTTCTGCAACAATTACACAGACAAGTGGATTTAGTGCCAATACAAACACAACACATGGCGCAAGTTCCACGATAGCAGAATTAAGTGGATTTTCGGCGGAAGGTGGCTTAAAATGGAATGACCAGACTGTAGCAAATACGACTTACACGAATCAAACTCCAGCTACAACAACTTGGACAAATCAGACACCATCAACAACGAATTGGACTGATATAGCAGCTTAAAACAGGTAATTTTTTATGGCAGATACATTTACAACGAATTTAAACTTAACCAAACCCGAGGTCGGTGCATCTACTGATACCTGGGGAACAAAAATCAATACTGACTTAGATGCAGTTGATGCAATTTTTGCCGCAACTGGTACATCGGTTGCAATTAACCTAGACGGAGCAGTTATTGATAGTTCTGTCATTGGTGGCACTACTCCTGCTGCTGGTACTTTTACCACTGCAACAGCTACAACTTTAACAGCAAATACATCTGCTGGAGTCGGTGGTGGATCTACAAATGGTGTAGCAATATCACAAGGTGCTATAGCCATTAAAAATGGTGGCACTAAATCAAGAGTTGATTTTTATTGTGAGTCAAGCAATGCTCATTACACAAGATTAGAAGCTGCGCCTCATGCCTCTTATTCAGGTAATCCAACAGTAACTTTACCAACAAGCACAGGTACTCTTGCATTAACCTCAAGTGATATTACAGGTAATGCAGCAACAGCCACAGCACTTGCAACCGCTAGAACTATTGGTGGCGTAAGTTTTAATGGCACAGCAAATATTGTACCGACAACTTTTGCAACAGCATCTTTTTCAGGTGTTGTTACAGCAGCAACTTCAGCAAAAATTACACAAGTTGCACTTACTTCAAGCTCTAACGCAGTAGCTTGGGATTCAGCAGCAGCAGCCAACGCCTATCACGTTACTACAGAGAATACGACTTTTGCAGCACCAAGTAATGCTGTAGAAGGTGCAATCATTTCTGTAGAACTGGCCCAAGGCGGAACACCAAGAACGATAGCTTGGAACACAGTCTTTGAGTTTGCTGCAAGTACAGCACCAACTGTTACAGCTACCGCAAGTAAAACTGACATCTTTAGTTTTAGATACAACGGAGCAGTCTGGCAAGAAATCGGTAGAGTTCAAAACCTAGCACAAACATAATATGGAAACGCTACAGCGTACTGCAAATAGAGGAAGCATATCTACTGGGTATGATATTGATAACTCTTTGAAGATTGAAGCTGATTATGCTGAAAGGATACAGAGAGTTTATTCAGGTCAATCAGGTAGCATTAGTAGCAGAACCCCAACTAGCACAAAAATAGCAACCATATCTTTTTGGATAAAAAGAACAGAGTTGCAACCAAGTGGCAACCATCTTTGTTTTCTTGCAGATGCTAATTTTACTTGGGTAGGCTTTAATAATGATAATTTGTATATCTATGGGCAAACTTCAGGTATTGGTTTAAGGTCAACCGCTTTTTTTAGAGACACTTCAGCTTGGTATCATATCGTTGTAGCTTTTGATACAACTCAAAGCACTGCTTCTAATAGAGCTAAAGCCTATGTAAATGGTGTGCAAGTAACAGCTTGGGGTGTTCAGGAAGATTATGGCACACAAAATAATGATATTGACTTGTATGACACTAACACAAGTCATTATTTGGGTTGGTCAGATGCACAATCACAAAGCGGCTATTATGCAGAATTTTATTTAATAGATGGTCAGCAATTAGCACCAACAGAGTTTGGCGAAACAGATAGTGATTCAGGTATTTGGAAACCTAAAGCCTATGGTGGAACTTTTGGGAATCAAGGTTATCATCTTGATTTTAAAGATTCGTCTGCTTTAGGGGCTGATGTTAGTGGTAATGGTAATAATTTTACAGCTTTATACAACATCACAGCAGCCGACCAAGC